TGACCATGCAGAACCTGGAGAGGACGAAACAGAAACACCAGAGTTTCCAGATGAAATACCTTTGAGGGTGCCAGGTTTGGACGGTGAAAGAGTTGAATGGTTCAAGACACAGAATGAATGGGTGGCGAAATACGCTGACCTTCAGCTTGCCATGTATCAGTCAACGCATCCAGACCTACCGCCTGATGTCAAACGTACCAAGATGAAAGACCTGAAAGATTTGAACCAGGATGTCTTGGAAAGTTTAGATGACCAGGACGTAGTCAAAGAGTTAGAGAGCAAGAGGCTGTCCTGGAACAAGAGTTTAAGTATCATGTTAAGGGAGAACCAGAATGGAGAATAAGATTGGACTAACGCCAAGGCAGCAGCAAGTCCTTGCATTTATTGTTGCGTTTCAAAAAGAGAATGGCGTTTACCCTACCGTCAGAGAAATCTGTAACGGTAGGATTGGTGACAGGCAGGCCATCAAAAAGATGGCGGCATACAGTAACGCTCACCGTATAATCCAATGCTTGGTACGCAAAGGCTATATCATCAAAGAGGTTAACAGCCCTAGAGGTATAGCCGTACTGGGCTAATCAAGAAGACAATTCAAAATGGGGAGCGTCTATGAATGGTCGCTTCCCTTCCTTCCTTCTAGTATCAACGTATGAGTTCATGGCCTCTTCCATTGTACCGTTCCAATCCCTGATATCTGGGATATGCCATGCCGCACCCCACCTTATACCAGTGCCAAGTTCAATAGCAGCAATCTTGAATGCGTCAGCAATATCATCATAAAGATTGACTTCCCATGAAACCCTGGGGCCAATGTATGCCACAACATCTACAGCCAAACCTGGAATGTGTTTGCTGTTCATTGTTTGTGATGCGCCAGCCTCGACAAGTTCTCTTTGTTCTTCAACGGTACGCAGTCCACAGGTTACACCAAAATCTATCTTGGTGTATTCAATAGCAAGTTCAGTAACAGCCCTCATACTGTCCTCTACACCTTCAAGTCTTGCCAAACTTCTGTCAGATAATTTAAAAGCCATATTGCTTCCTCCTATGTTTTCTTTCTGAACAAGTCACCGTCTGCTTTCTTCACGGTTGCCTTGCCTTTTGCATGGGCTTTGAGCCTAGCTACTGCCCAGGCATGGGCTGACATACCTGGTCTACTGCCTGAGGAATAGTACGCCCCCAACCCACGTTTATAGATAGCGTTGGCCCTCTTCTCGCCAAACATCTTTTTATATTTTTCTGGTGCTGCCATTATCCCCTCGCTCTCATCATACTAATTCTATCGTAGTCAGCTGATGTCAGCTTACTCATCTTATACTTGCGCCTGGTGCTTCTAATCTCAGCCGCTCGTTTATCTTTGTTCTTTGCTCCAGCAAGATACTTAGATGGGATGTCCTTGTATTTGCTGTCACGATTTACCTTATCAAATTTACGCATGGTGCCTCCTCTCTTGAATACATATCGTGAATTTCTGCTAAGGCAGACGCATAACAATCCTGTCTGTAGTTAGGCCAGGTCATGTTGCACTCGACTACCAGTTGCTGATAGCTTTGTGCCAGTCTGCTTGCATACTTGTGTGCTACCTCCTTATACATCCTTGCCTGTCGCTCTTCCGTTGGTGTTAACTCACCAGGCTGTAGCTTCAGCTGGGCTGTCATTTAATAACCTTTGTGTCTGTCTTCTTTGCCTTGTCAAAACTACGCATTCCACCAATCCCCAACATCCCAAACATCAAAGGCATCATCACTGACATATCAGCTTGGGGAATAGTAATACCAAAGCCGTGAGCGATAGGCGATACCATGTAATTTATGCCTAGCGACAAGCCACAAATCCAGCCAATCAAGGGCCGCCACGATGCCTGAAACCAGTTACCTTTTGCGTCAGCTTTCAATACTTCAATCTGAGCAAGCATTGCTTCCTGAGCATGGCGTTGTGACATGGTTGCTATCTCATGGGCCAAAGCATTCTTCTGGTCTTTGTCCTCAATAAATTTATCCAGTAGCCCTGTCACTGGGCCAACAAGATTTCCAAGTAAGTTAATCATTTTGATACCTCCTCCATCAGTTTAATTATATGCCAGGTGCCATCACTGCTTTGCTCCATCTGCACCTTGAGTTCTTTACACTGCCACTGGTTATCAAAGTTTACACCACCGTTAGTGTTTTGTTTTATCTTGCGCTTAGTAGACAAGCATTCAGATAACTTTTCATATGGCGTATATTCTAGCGGTTCATCACCGCCAGCTGTCCATAACAATAAAACAAATACCGCCTCTATCATTTCATGCCACCATATCCGTTAGACCGCAAAGCCTCTATCCTATCTTCTAAATCGTTAATCCTTTTCTCATAAAATTCCAGAGTTAACTTTTGCTGCTGGTCAAATGGAGCCTGCCCACTTTCTATTTGCTCCTGTAGTTTTTCTAATTCTTTTGCCAGGTGTTCAATCAACATAAACTGTTCACTGTCGGCTGGCAAAGAACCCATCTCACCCCTGGGCCATTTGATACGAAACTCCGTATTCTTTTCTAGGTCAGCCTTCATCATTGTCTGGTTGGTCTGAATGGTATTTAGCCTTTCAATGATGCCAAAGTATGCCCAGGTTGCCACACTTGCTGCCGCAACCATGCTGATAATATTTCTAAGAGGTAAAGCTACCTCTGTATTTTCATTTAGTTTTGCTGCCATAATTCATTTTATTTTTTCTGTACCCATGCTGATGTACCCATGTAAGCTGCAACGATACCGCCACCAGTAATGTAAAATAAATTACTGATATCTGATAAAGCGTTAACTCTTTCTATCGGCACAAAGAACATGGCAATAGTAAACCCTCCCATTGCTATCAAAGAAAATCTAGCCATTCTTAGTTGAGCCAGGTTCTTTCTGGTAGCATCTTCTGTTTGTTTAATTTCTTTAACGTGACCAAGTTCTTCATCTGAAACAATGCCGTCACCATCTGTATCGTATTCTGCGTAAACAGATTTTTGTTGCAGTTTCTTGCCCATCAGATAATTCCCTTCCTTTGTAAAACCCACACTACAAAAGCAACAACAATGGTAAGGGCAATCGCACCCAGTACCCATGCTGCTGCTATCTCTAAATTTTCTTTGAGTTCTCTTATCTTGCGCTTCTTGTCTTCAGCTTCTTGCTGTCTGCGCTTTCTAGCTTCTACCTGGTACTTGACCCAGTCGCTATGTAAACCTGGTCGGCCCAGGTATATCATCATCTGTTTGAGTTCTTCTTCTTTTGCTTTGATACCTTCAAGGTGCATAAATGTTTCTAGGTCGTTGTCCTCCTTGCCCAGAAACTTTGTCCATATGCTACGCTTTTTTCGTTCGTGGCTTTTTCGTAAGTCATCTGATGCATGAGTAAATTGAGATATGGCTTTGGCGCAGCTGTGCAATTCTTTTCCGTTTTGAATGGCCCTCTTCACTACCGAATAGGCCGCATTCGCTGCTGCTACATACTCCAACATACTCCATACCTACTTGGCCTTCTTCGGCCTTCCCCTCTTTTTAGGTGGTTCCTCCTTTGGTTTTGTTTTTGCCTCAGGCTTCTTGTCTTTGGGCTTTGGATTTGGATTTAGCCCTGGGTTTAAATCATAAATATGCGGCATAAACTTATCCTCCAGAATTTTCAAAAGCAGGTTCTTCAGGCGGATTGTCATGCCTGTTCTGCCAAGTTGTGCCTATATCTGAATACCAACTTTGTGCCGACAAATCAGATACAAAATCTGTTTCTGTGTTTATGTTTTCGACATAAGCAGAGCCATCACTTTGCCCTTGCACCACCCTGATTGTTGAAGGCAGCCAGCTAATATCTAAATCTTCGTAAGGAACGCCATCTTTGATAATAGTGCCTTTGCCATCAGGTTCTCGTATAATTTTCCAAAGTGTCATTTCATCACCTACGTCTTAATAATATATAGCGCAATTAACAAGGGCTGGATGTTGGTATGAGCATTGCTACTACCTGTCGCAGTCCATGTAACATAAAGGCTATTGGATGTAGTTTGTAATCCATAGCTTGCTGCTGAACCACCAACATAATCATTTACATCGCCATTTTTATAATTCGCACCATGTCTGTGTGAAGGCATTTCAGCCTGCGTTAATGTGTGACTTTGTGAGCCACCTGTTTGACCAAGCACTGTGCCATCCACAGTCACCGCAGATGTAATGCGATTAGCTGCGCTACCCCCCATGTTGTCTTTGCCACAAACCGTTCTGCCTCTTAGGTCAGGCAAATTGAATGTAGACGAGCCATCACCAGTGCCATAGGTTGTGCCAATAGCAGTAAACAAAGCAGCATATGTTGAACGAGAAACAGCAGAGCCATCACACTGAAGCCAGCCTGTTGGTGTGCTGTCCTTTGCCCATGAAACAATAGTGCCAGCATCAATAGGGTTGGGAGCATTGCCAAGTGAGCCAACAGGAATGTTAAAGTTGCCGCCTACAATGTCTGATAAGTTTCTTGCGTTGCTCATCCCTGCACCTCCTATTGCCTGATTTCCATTAGGGTCATGGTGTTTGTCGGTATCCAAGTACCTCCATAACTCGATTCGCCAAAACCGTACTGCCCAAAACCTACTGATGTACTAGCGGTATTACCTGCTATTTGCAGTCGATAAGTGCATTGTGCTGTTGTGTTAGGACTGTCAAAAAACGAAAGGCTATTACAATTGTTACCCATATAATTCACAGAGGCATTATCAGCGTAGACAACCATAGAGCCAGTCGTTGTGTCTGATGAACCAGCAGAATCATTAGAAACCTGTGTTGTTACGCCGCCTGTTATCCTAACAATTCTTCCAGATGCAACCGTTGACGTAGATAGAGGAACGATATACACATGGCACTCAATCAGTATTTTGCTGTTTGCAAAAAAAGGAGTGATGTTAAGTTGAAAGTTGGTGTTAAAATCAAAAGAATTTGCAGTAGTCACTGCATCATCATGCGCTTGCGAAAGTTCTAGATTTTGAACCTGAATGACACTGCCCTTGGCGGCAGACATCAAGTCACCATTACCATGAATTAGCCTAGGCATTAGCTAATCTCCTCATAGGAAATGAGAATATCTAAATCACTAGCCGCAGAAGCACCGCCCTTGATGACATCACCCTCTTCAAGATAGAGGACACTGTTCTTGTCAGTCAGAACAAGTGTGCTGTCTGCTGGAACAGCAATGGTACGGCAGATATTGAAACTATCACTTGCACTAGCATCGGTAAAAAGAACTGTAACATCTGCCGAGTTTGTTCCATCGACATTTGACACAATGATAGTGTTTATCTTAAACACTTTCCCCGATGATGCAGAGTTAGTCAGAAGAGCAGTTGTCGTGGACGTTGACAAATGCGCCGCCACAGTTTTGGCGGTGATTGTACTTACGTTTACTATATTTGGTGCTGCCATTTTATCCTCCGAATACTATAGCCATTGCGATTGATTTGCCCATTGTTGCTACAGACGCTCCATTT